CCCAAACGCATGGATTAATGATCCTACTTTCGATGTAACAGTCGGACAGGCAAAGACAGCACTTGTTAGCAAAGGATTCGATACAATAAAATTATAATATGTCACACACTTTACACCACGAATCAATTAATAATATCATTATACAAGAAGGTGAGTATGGTGTTATATACAATAATGTAACTAAGATACACGAAGAAATTATGCAAGGTTATGTTAATGCTATAACACGCAATCATCTCTTTGTTGCTGATACTGAAGCAGAAGTATTAGAGTTTATCGAACAAGAAGGATTGACTTTAGAAGATATTGATCACGACGAATTTGTATAAATACTAGTACTATGCCAAGAACAATAAAACTTAACTTGTATAAATACATATAATATGAAAATAGCAATTTTTAACGTAGATAATACAAGCGACGCCGATAAGCCAGTTTCAACCGCACAACAAGCTGCTCTAGATTTAAAGTCAAATCAAGATACAACGTATACTAAGACTGAGGTTGATAGCGCAATTGCTGCTTTAACTGATTTGGCACCTGAAACTCTTGATACATTCAATGAGTTAGCTGCGGCAATTGGTGATGATGCATCCTTTATAACAACTATAACAGATAGCATTGATTTAAAGGCAGATCAATCGGCATCGGCACACAACACTGATTCTGTTGTTATCTGCAACGATGGCGACAACATCCAAGATAAGTATGACGAAGCAGCTTTATTGACGGGCAACACCAAAACGTTAATTGTGATGGCTGGAACTTATGAAAATGTAGAATTTGATAACTTTGATCCAGCAGTAAATATTATTGGCATTGGGAATCCAACCCTTGGCTCTATTATTGACAATACATTTTTTCTTTCAACAACAGCAACATACAAAAATTTTACTTGCAATAGTTTTTTCTTAAATATTGCAGAGGGAAATATTGAAAACATAACAACAACTAGTTCCTTTCATGTTTATCGAGTTACATCTCTTGCGACAATTAAAGATATAAAAACAGGAACAAATTTTTATAATCATGAGAATAATGGCACAATAAAAGATATAACGTGCGGCACATATTTCAAATCAGACACTGGTGGTAATTTCGGAACAATTAAAAACGTAAATGCAGCAACTACTGTTAATGTTGAGGATAATTATGGAACTGTTGATAATGTAAATGCAACGAATGATTGGGTGCATCTTGGCAATGGTAATACTGGCACAATTAAAAACTGTTCTGGCAACCCGTTTCTTGAAGATTTATACAATGACGGAATCATCGATAATTGCCACAGCACAGGCACAGACAGAGGATTTGGCGGTTTGGTTGGGTCATTTAATAGAGGCACAATTAAAAACTGCACAGCAGTAGGATCTTTATCTTTCGGTCAACAAGATGCAAGCGGATTAACTGAAAACTGCGTTTGTGGCGGAGTTAGAGCTTTTGCGGGTGCATCTAATAGTATAGATTTTTTTGCTGGGCGGGGTATTAAAGGCACATATAAAAACTGTAAGGGTGGGGACGAATCATTTTTTGGACACAATACAAAAACAGATGCTGCAGTTGAAATGGAAGCAACATACGAAAACTGCACAGGTGGGGACAAGTCCTTTGGTTTTGTTAAATCTGCTCCTGCTTCGGGAAATGTTGCACCAAAAACAGTGTTTGCTGGGACTGCTAAAAATTGCACAGGCGGATCTCGCTCTTTCGCTTCCAGCTATGTGGTTGGTGCTCAAGCAGAAATTAAAGCGGGAGCAGTAATTGAAAATTGCACTGCTAAAAATAATTCTTTTGCAACTAATACTGACTCAACTATTAATACTACTTGTATAAATTACGGGAATGTCATTCGTTCGCGTTGCACTGGTCTTTCTGGATTCTCAGCGACAGGGACTGGCAAAGTAAGACTTTGCTTAGATGACACTTTTACTGAAATAAACCTAGGATAATATGGAAAACAAAATCTTACATTTAAAAGACTCAGTCTGGATGCTATCGCAGCCAAGTCCAATGCCTCAAGAGGTAAAGGATTTGATATACGATGAGAATGCTGACGAGCAAGAAAAGGCTACAGCAGTTACCGCTTGGAGAGCTAGTCAATATTCTACAGCGGATGCAGCAGACGCAGCAGCGGCACAAGCTATTTACGACGAAAAGAAAATGGAGGGTAACAACCTCATTTCTGCAACAGTCTTTCTCCCTAGTGGCAATGGTATTATCAATTGCCGCCAGCCAGACACTCTGGAGCATTGCCAAATGAGATTCTAGTGTTTGGAATGTATAAATCAACAATTTTATGGCAACTTACACAAATATATTTATCGATCAAGGCTCAGATTTTAACTTTGTTGTTGATCTTTCGGCAACCTTCCCAGCGGGGGCGGCTGATTTATCTAACTATACACACAGAGGACAATTGCGTAAGACATATACTTCTACGAATGCAGTTGATTTTACTATTTACATAAACAATACAAAGAAAACATTAAATGCTTCTTTAACTGCTGTACAAACTGGAGCACTGAAAGCTGGAAGATATGTTTACGATATTGAAGTTCTATCAGATGATGCTACTCCAATTGTAACACGCGTGATTGAAGGACAAGTTGACGTAACACCTAGAGTCACACAGGGTTTATAAATAAAATCATGCCTAAACCAAATTCCAGACCTACGTTGATTGAGTATGCTCTAAGAGCTCTCGGTTCTCCAGTTATTGAGATCAATGTCGATGAAGATCAATTAGAGGATCGTTTAGATGAAGCTTTGCAATTTTATCAGGAGTATCACTCTGATTCTATTGTACGCAACTATCGTAAACATTTAGTTACTTCTGAAGATGTGACTAATGGCTATGTTACAGTTCCAGACTCAATGATTTTTGTCAATACTGTTTGGCCAATTAGGTCAAATACTTCTCAATCAGGAATGTTTTCGATTGAGTACCAAATGCACTTAAATGATCTATATAATCTTCGCCATCCTGGTGTTCTTATTGATTATGCAATGACGAAGCAGTATATGTCTATGATTGATCTTAAGATCAATGGGATGAGTCAGAAATCTTCGTTCTCTCGTCATCAAAATAGAGTCTATATCGATGGTAATGATTTAGAAGAAGGCATTTACATTATTGTTGAAGGGCACGAAATTTTAGATCCCGATGAATATGCTGAAATTTATAATGATATGCTCTTAAAGAAATATCTTGTTGCTCTTATTAAACGGCAATGGGGACTAAATCTTATTAAGTTTGAAGGAATGCAATTGCCAGGTGGTGTTACACTTAATGGTAGACAGATCTATGATGATGCAGTACAAGATATTGAGAAGATTGAAGAAACTATGCAGTTAACTTATGAGAAACCAACTGACTTTTTTGTTGGATAATGTATTATGCCAAGAAATGTTTATTTTTCACATGGAACTCCTAGCGAGCAGAATCTCTATGAAGATATTATCATAGAGAGTCTTCGTATATATGGTCATGAGGCGTATTATATACCAAGAACTATAGTTAATGAAGATTATGTATTTAATGAAGATGCATTAAGTAAGTTCGGTGAAGCATACATGATTGAAATGTATGTTGATAGTGTTGATGGTTATGAAGGTGATGGAAATTTGTTAAGCAAATTTGGCTTAGAGGTTAGAAATCAGATAAGCTTTGTATTATCGCGAAAGCGATGGAACAACCTGATTGGTAAGTTTGGCAATGAACCGAATGAGCTTATTCGTCCAAACGAGGGGGATTTAATTTATCTACCTCTTGTAAAAGGTCTATTCGAAATTAGATATGTAGATGGAGATACACCGTTCTATCAACTGCAGAATATGCCGACGTATAAACTTACGTGTGAGTTATTCGAATATGGTAATGAAGCAATTGATACTGGAGTTGAAGAGATTGATTCCTTTGAGACAAAGTATGCAAGTCGAACAACGTTCAATCTTGGAACTGGAACTGGTTCGTTTATTGTTGGTGAAAACATTGCGCAATCTTTAGGTGGTTCTCCAGAAGTTATAATCAATGGCGAAATTGCCGAAGTACGAAACGGAGAAGTTGATGTAGTTGGTATTGAATCAAGTGATGGCACTAATCTATCGTTTAGCTTAACGAGTGATATTGTTGGTAACTTGATTGGTGAGAGATCACTAGCATCATATTCAATTGCTCTTAAAGATCCTAACGTACCGGATTCTTATAAAGATTCATTCACATCAATAGATACAAACGATGCCTTTGCAGATAACGAAGAATTTGAATCTATAGGAAATAACTTTATTGACTTCAGTGAAATAAACCCATTTGGAGAAATAAACATTACATAACATGTTAGACGGAGTACATTTTTATAATCAGACACTTAAGAAGTCTGTTGCTGTGTTTGGAACGATCTTTAATAATTTAAAGGTTGTTCGTAAAGGCACAAGCGAAACTCGTGTACCATTAGCATATGGTCCTAAAAGTAAGTTTCTTGCGCGAATACGGCAAGATAGTAGTTTAGAAGACGATAAATTGGCGATCAAATTGCCAAGAATGAGTTTTGAAATTACTTCTATTGAACGAGATAGTACACTAGCTTTAAATAAAACTAATGTTAAGTTTTTCAGCAAACCTGGAGATTCAGTATCAAACAGAGATGTTCTACGGCAATCTGTTCCGTATAATCTTGGAATGCAATTAAATATCCTTGCTAAAACACAGGATGAAGCGTTGCAAATATTTGAACAGATTCTTCCAACCTTTGTTCCTGAATATACTGTAGCTATTAGAGATATGGACGGACCGGGAAATTCTGTTGATGTTCCAATTACACTTACAGGTACTTCCTTTGAAGATGACTTCGAAGGTGATTTTACTACAAGACGTACTATAATATACACGCTTGATTTTGAAATGAAAGTTCGTTTTACTGGTCGTGTGGTATCTAAGCCAATTATCAAAACAATAGTAGCTGATATCTACAATAATACAACAGAGTCTTCAGTAATAGAACCTGTAGATAGAGTTAAAACTGATTTAGGTTCTGAAGATGATACACCAGATGATTTTACAAGTAATACTACATTTGGCTTTGATGATTCCCCATAGTTATATTATGCATAAAACTAAAGATGATATTCTAAAAGCTCTTGAAACAAACCTTCCGCAACAACTAAAGAAAATTAAAACTGAGGTATCTCAGACTGAAATTGTTGCTGATACAGAGGAAGACTATGTTTATTCGAGAGATAAGATTAAAAATCTTATCGCTAAAGCTGAAGAAGCTATTGATAATATGATGGAGCTAGCGAGTGAGACTGAACATCCTCGAGCATTCGAAGTCCTATCTGGTATGTTTAAGACCACTACTGATATGATGGATCAACTTATTACTTTACAAAAGAAAAGAAAAGAGTTGACACAATCTGAAGAGCAGAAACCCTCTGCTGGAAATACTACAAATAATGCGATCTTCGTTGGTTCTACTACTGAACTACAGAAGTTTTTAAGTAAAAATAATGACACTCATTAATGCCGATAAGGGCTATTTGGGAAATCAATTAGTCAAGAGAGATGGTATTCAAGACAGTTTTACACAGGAAGAAGTTTCTGAATATGTAAAGTGTATGAAAGATCCTATCTACTTTGCTGAGACATACATCAAAGTAATTTCGC